AGCTAAAGAGCTAGAGCCTGGCCTGAACAGCTTGTTCGGCCTTTCTTATGATGAGTACACTCAAGAGTATGCTGAGATCTTTGCTACAGAGGACTCTCAACGGGCCTTTGAAGAAGAGGTGTTGATCACTGGTTTCGGTGGAGCTCCGGTAAAAACTGAAGGTGGATCGGTTGATTTTGACCAAGCCACTGAAAGCTATACCGCACGCTACACACATGAAACAATCGCACTGGCATTCGCTTTGACAGCAGAAGCAGTAGAAGATAACCTTTATGACTCCTTGGGCAAGCGCTACAGTAAAGCCCTTGCAAAATCAATGGCTAACACCAAAGAAGTCAAAGGTGCCGATGTTCTCAACAATGCATTTTCTTCGTCTCACACAGGCGGCGACGGCGTTTCTCTGATCAATACTGCGCATGTCCTTGCGGGCGGTGGCACAGCGGCGAACAGAGCTACATCAATGGCAGATTTGAACGAGACTAGTCTTGAAAGTGCCTTAATTGACATCAGTTCCTTCCAGGACGATCGAGGGTTAACAATCTCAGTTCAGGCAGAAAAACTTGTAGTTCCAAGCGAACTGGTTTTTGTGGCTGACAGGATTCTAAACTCGCAAGGACGTCCGGGTACTGCTGATAATGATTTGAACGCAATTAAGAGCACTGGTGTTCTTTCTGGCGGATACACAGTTAATCATTATCTAACGGACCCAGACGCTTTCTTCTTGTTGACGTCTGTGACATCTGCTGGCGAAGGCCTCAAGATGTTCCAGCGCAGCGCGATGGAAACGTCAATGGAACCTGACTTCACGACTGGTAACATTCGTTACAAAGCTCGTGAGCGCTACAGCTTCGGCTTTAGTGACTGGAGAGGAATCTACGGTTCACAAGGTGCGTAATTACCATTAAGCGCTAACTAAAAGGGACCTTCGGGTCCCTTTTTTTATGCGTAAATTCTCTTTGTATAAAAACTTGCACATAACGACACGATCTATATAATCAAGCTCTCACTCAATTAAACGGGTCAGTAAAATGGACTTGAGTCTAAATTGGTCAAAAGGTGAAAAGCAGTCGGACGGCCGGTTGCTTAAAACCGCCAAGCCTACGCCTGAGTTTTGGGCGCTCTGGAAGGTCAAGAAAGTGTCCATTAGAAAAGCTGGTTACACAGTCATTAAGATTAATGACGCTTGGCTGGTCGCCCAGTTTGTGGACGACAACGCGGCGATTGAGCAGTCAGCGGCCACTAGCTCAGACATGGAAATACCTGTGCCAGACGGCTTAGCTTACCTACCGTTTCAAAAGGCTGGCATTGCTTATGCTTTGAAGAGAAAAAGCTGCTTGATTGCGGATGAGATGGGTTTGGGTAAAACAATTCAGGCAATTGGCACAATAAACGCCACAAATCCAAATACGGTCTTAGTGGTTTGCCCAGCGTCTTTAAAGCTCAACTGGAAGAACGAAATGGTCAAATGGCTTGTATCTGAGCGAACGATCAATGTAGTTAACGGTGGTGGCGAGCACATACCGAATGATCCTGACGTGGTTATTATTAATTATGATGTCCTCACAAAACACGCCAAAGCGCTTCAGTCTAGGACGTGGGGCATGGTAATCATGGACGAAGTGCATAAGATTAAAAATCCTAAAGCCAAGCGAACGGTTGTGGCTGTCAGCATCAAGGCCAAGCGCAAATTAGCGCTTACAGGCACCCCGATAACCAATAGGCCAATTGAGTTACAGCCGATAGCGGGTTACTTGGACCATGATTCTTTCGGCAATTTCTTTAATTTTGCAAGAAAGTATGCTGGCGCCTATAAAAGCCGATTCGGCTGGGATTTTAGTGGCTCTTCAAACCTAGACGAGCTGCAAAGAAGGTTGCGCCAGTCTTTTATGATTAGAAGAAAAAAAGACGAAGTGCTTAAAGAGCTGCCATCAAAAGTGCGTCAGGTAATAGTTTTGCCCAGCAAGGCATACAGCGGGGAGCTTACCAAAGAGTTTGATGCTTTGGCTGACGCGGTATCAGACACTACCTACGACGACGTTTCCTTTGAGCAAATGTCTGGTGTTCGCCACGAAATGGCGTTGGCGAAGGTTGACGACGTGGTTGAGCACCTGAAAGAAATTGACCATCAGGTTGTTGTGATGGCCCACCATAAAGATGTCGTTGAGGGTATCAAGCTTGGTTTGGAAGCGGTTGGCAAAACCGTGGTTACGCTGACCGGCGACTGCAATCAAGCGCACAGACAGAATGCTGTAGATACATTTCAGGCTTCCAAAGCAGATGTCTTTATCGGCACGATCGGTGCAGCTGGGGTTGGAATAACGCTGACAGCGGCAAGCCATGTGGTTTTTGCAGAGCTTTCGTGGGTTCCTGGTGACGTTTCACAGGCTGAAGATCGTTGCCACAGGATTGGGCAGCAGGATTCGGTCCTAGTGCAGCATCTGGTTGTCGATGGATCTCTGGATGCCCGAATGGCTGAGGTCTTGGTGAAGAAACAGAAAATTCTGGATCGAGCGCTTGATGACGTTCAGGTTCTGCCCGCTATTTCTATCAACGATCTGGCGCTTGGCATCAAAGCTAATTATCGGTAGAATGCAAAACTATATTTAATTTAGCTGGGTGCTCCGTTTATCCTCCGGTCAGGAACCCCTAAAACTGACACTTAGCTTATGCTTGGGGCCGAAAGGCCCCTTTTTTATGGCTGACACTTTCCAAAACGGTGCTATACTCGGCCGGTCTAGGATAATTTTTGATTCTATCGACCGACCTAGCGGACATTCGCCAAGACGATAGATGAGTTTCCGAGGAGGAAATTATGGCTAATTCAACTTTTAATGGGCCAGTCCGGTCCGAAAACGGTTTCAAAACTATTGATGTGACCGCCAAAACTGGCGCTGTTACTGATGGCCTAGTGATTAATTCAGACGGTAATATTTTTACCGATGCTGGTGGGCATACGCAATATGTTGCAGCAACAGGTTATGGACCCGCAGACTTTATCGTAGGTAAGGGCGGTAGCCAGTACGGCACTGTCGATCCTTTCACTTCAGGACTTACAGAGTTATTTCCTTTAGGCAGCAGATTGCTTTACGGTAATACCGTTTATGCTTATGGTCGATTGGCTGCAACTGCTGTTACGGCAGGTAAATGCGTAACTCACGCAGCTTCAATCGCACATCACTTTGATCTAACGCCAACCGCAGGTGTCGCTGCCGGTGAGACTGCAATATCAGTTGAAACCGCAGGCACTGACATAACGCTAAATCAATACGCAAATGGATATTTGTATGTTAATGATGCAGCGGGTGAAGGGCAGATGCTTAGAATCAAATCTAACCCCGCCCACGATCATTCAGCAGACCCATCTATCGTAATTACTTGCTACGATGATCTAGCCACGGCTATCACCACATCTTCAAGAATTACACTCATTCCTGATCCAAGAAGCGGTCAAATTGTTCAAGCAGCTACAACTACAGGTGCTACATTGGGTGTAACAGTAGTCGATATGGCTGCCAGTGCTTACGGTTGGTTCTCAGTTTCAGGCCCAGCGACAGTATTGACTTCAGGCACACTGGTTGTCGGCAACCATGCAGTACCGTTAGGTGCCGCAGGTGCAGTTGGACCAGCCGCTGGAGATGTTATTCAGGTCATTGGTACAGTAATGATCGTTAACGTAACGACTGATTACTCACTGATTAACCTCACTGGTATTATCTAGGAGTCAATTATGGGAACTCGACTCACAGGCTCTGACGTAAAGGCGGTCAATTTGACCGCCGATACGGTAGCTTTAGATGCAGATGGAATATCGGTAGCAGCATCCGTTGGAAATAACGCAGCACTGGTTATCGGCGGTGCTTTGGCTTCCGGCGGTGCTGTTGCACTCTCGCACGGAAGGATCGTTACTATTCTTTCAGCGGGTAATGATGCTGCTAAGTCTTTTACTGTAACGGGTACGGATGTCAACGGTGACGCTCAAACTGAGTCGATCACGGGTGCTAATGCAGGAACCGCTACTGGTGCTAAGTATTTCTTAAGCATCTCTGGTATCTCAGCGGTGGGCAATCCGGCCGGCAACGTCTCTGCTGGCGTCAATGCCTCAGCGGCAGATGCTATCTTCCAAGGAAGAGCTAGATTTGCGGGTATTAATCTTGTCTGCACCGGCACTGCTGGCGTGTTGGATTTTCTGACGACCAGCCCGACCGGCACTAGTATTTACAAGGTTGGCACAGTGGCGTCAGCAACAGCCACTAGGGATTTGTCAATTCCTGATGAGGGAATGGTATTTTCAGACGGAATATACGTTCAATACACGGTTTCGACCTTCAACACGCTGACG